CTGTTTCTTTTTACCCCGAAACCGAGTCAAAAGTTCATGACCAAGACTAAATGGTTCAGTCAGGCTCAAAATGGCTGAGATAGGCTCACACGGGCTTGAATCGGGCAGGGTAGGGGTAACAGAACCTCGAATTCGCTCTAAAGCCCTAGATTTACCTTCTCGAGGTCAAGAAATGATTAAGTTTTGCGAGGAGATTGGTTTTCCTTTGCTTCCTTGGCAGAAATTGCTTGCGATTGAAACTCTGAAATACAAACCTGATGGTCGTTGGGCGCATCCTATTGTGGGTGTCATGATTGCCCGCCAAAATGGCAAATCAACCTTTATGGCACTTCGCATCTTATTTGGGATTTACAAACTCGATGAGAAAATGCATTTGGCAACTGCTCACAAACTTACAACTTCGGCAGAAATCTTTTTCAAGGTTGGTCAAATGATTGAGGACTCGCCAATCCTCCAGGCTAACTTTGCAAAGAAGTATGAATCCAAAGGTTCCCAGGAGATTCGCTTTGTCAACGGTGCTCGATATTTAATCCGTGCGGGTAATTCTGCTGCTCGCGGTATCGCCGCTCCTGATGTCATCCACATTGATGAATTGCGTGAATTTACCGATGAGGAAATTTGGTCATCTATGCGATTTACTCAAATGAGTAATAAAAATCCTCAAGCCATTGTCTATTCAAATGCGGGACATGCTCAATCGGTGTTGCTTCTCAAATTAAGGGAACGAGGACTTGCCGCATCGCAAGGCGCGGATGATTCGATTGGTTGGTTTGAATGGTCAGCCGAACAAGATAAGCCAATTAACGACATCGATGGTTGGTATCAATCCAATCCGTCACTTGGTTGGACAATTCATGAGGATAATATTCGGGATTCCTTATCAGATAGGGAGGACATTTTTAGAACTGAGGTTTTATGCCAATTCGTTGACATGATTAATCCAGTCATCATCCCTAGTGAATGGGCGAAGTGTAAAGATGAGTCAGTTAAACTCGAACAGTCCAAAGATACCTGGATGGCTATTGATTTAAGTCCTGACAGGCAACACGCGGCATTGGTAGCGGCTCAAAGACTCGATGGCGAAAGGTTTATGGTGTCCTTGCTTCAAACTTGGTATAACCCAATTAACCTGGATGACAAATTGCTTGCAAATGACATTGCTCCCTGGGTTAGAAAATATCCAGTGGCAACCGTTGCCTTTAGCAAATCAACCGCCGCCGCTGTTGCTGCGAGATTATTGCCAGCAGGAATACCAGTCCACGAAATCTCAGGAATTGAGTATCAACAAAGTTGCGATGAGTTTGTTTCGGCTATTTCGGCAAATCGTTTAGTTCACAAAGGTCAAGAGGAACTCGACAAGCAAGTTTTGTCTGCCGTTAAACTTCAAAGAGGTGATGGCGGTTGGGTCATGGGTAGATTGAAGTCAGGAATCGTTTGCGGTGGAGTCGCGGCTGCAATGGTTAGCCATTTTGCGACACAGGCAGAAACCGAGGTTGACATTCAAGTAGGTTGACAAAGTGCTATAATTTGTCTAATGGGAATCCGTGACTTTTTCTTGCCTACCACATCAGTTGAGCCAATTACAGTCGATGCGGCTGCTACTCCAGCCCCTTTTAATAACACATCGTCAATAAATGGATTTTTTAATTATTCATCAACTGCAACTCGTCAACCAACAATCGCTCGCGCTCGAGGAATTCTTTGCTCAACAGTTGCAAGTTTGCCAATGGAACAATATTCAAAACTTAATGGAGCGCATTTATCAACTCCAGGAGTAATTAATCAACCTGACCCACGCGTTCCAGGTTCAGCAATTTATGCATGGCTCGCTGAGGACCTTTTATTTTTTGGTGTTGGGTATGGTCAGGTTCTTGAGCAATATGGTGACACAGGTCGCGTTCGCGCATGGACTCGTATTTCACCTGACAGAGTAACTGCAAAACTAAATGCTAATTCAACAGAAATAATTGGCTATCAAGTTGATGGAACAATCGTTCCTAATCAAGGTGTTGGTTCTCTAGTTGTATTTTATGGTTTGGATGAAGGAATTCTTAATCGCGCAGGTCGCACAATTCGTGCGGCACATGCTTTGGAACAAGCCGCAGAAACTTTTGCAAAAGAGCCTGTTCCATTGCAGGTTTTGAAATCAAATGGCACAAACTTGCCAGCAGAACGCATTGCGAAACTGCTTGAGGCTTGGCGTGTAGCAAGAACTCAAAAATCAACGGCATTTCTTAATGCTGATGTTGAATTGCAAGCGTTGGGCATTGACCCAGCGAAACTCCAACTCAATGAGGCTCGACAGTATGTCGCATTGGAACTTGCTCGCGCTTGCAACCTTCCTGCTTATTTCGTAAGTGCTGAAACAACATCAATGACTTATTCAAACACAACTTCAGAACGCCGTGGATTAATTGATTTTTCACTTCGTCCAATTCTTACTGCTATCGAACAACGCCTAAGCATGCCGGACTTTGTAAGCAGTACAACTGAAGTTCGTTTTTCACTTGATGACTTCCTTCGCGGAAATGCTTTGGAGCGCGCTCAGGTTTATCAAATTCTTAACACAATCGGTGCAATGTCAGTCGAACAAATCAGAGAAGAAGAAGATTTAATCGACAATGGAGAAAGAGCCTAAAATGAAAATAACAATGCCAGTCACACTCACTGCATCCGATGCTGAATCACGCATTATTGCAGGTCGAATTGTTCAATGGGATGCAGTTGGTAATACATCCGCAGGACAAACAAAATTCCTTGAAAACTCAATTACATTGGGCAAGGATACAAAACTAGTTTTGGAACATCAGCAAACAAAGCCAATCGGCAAACTTGTTGAATGGTCACAAGATGCAACAGGAATCACTGCTTCATTCAAAATCGCAAAAACAACTGCGGGAAATGATGCACTTGAGGAAGCCGCTACTGGATTAAGGTCAGATTTTAGCGTGGGTGTTCAAGTAGATTCCTGGGACAATGTTGAAGGCGTTATGGCTATTTCAGCATCATCTTTAGTCGAGGTCAGCCTCGTTACATCAGGCGCAATACCTGGAGCCGAAGTGCAAAAGGTTGCAGCAGTAGAAACAGAAATTTCTGAGCCATCTCAGGAAACAACAAATCCAATCACAGAAGGAGAACAAGTGTCAGACACTACCGTTCCAAACGCTCCTGCCGCCGAAACGGTAGAAGCAGCACATGTTGAAGTTAAGGCTTCAACTGCTCCACTTATGACAACAAAAGTTCGTCATGGAATCACAGGTCCAGCATCATTCCTAGAGCACTCAGTTCGCGCCGCTCTTGGCGATGACACATCAAAGTTGTGGGTTGCAGCAGCATCAGACACAACAACAACTGAGGTTGCAGGACTCGTACCAACTCCACAACTATCAACAATTTGGGACCCAAAGACAACAAATATTCGTCCTGCAATTTCAGCAGTACGCAATGCGGTCCTTCCTCCAGCAGGAATGACTTTTGAAATTCCTCGCGTTAAGACTGCACCAACAGTTGCCTCACAGGCAGAAAAGGGTGCGTTCTCAGATACACAACTTGAAATTGAATATGTAAATTGCTCAGTTTCTACCTTCGCAGGTATGCAAAAATTCGATATCCAGGTCCTGGACCGCACAAGTCCCGCCTTCTTTGACGAATTAATTCGTTTGATGGGCGCGGCGTATGCTAAGGCAACTGACGAAGCAATGCTTACTGCAATTCAAGCAGGAACTTTAGATTCAACAACAATCACACTTCCTTTCGATGGTGATGAGTTTGCAGGATTTATTTCACGCGGTGCAGCATCAATTTACAATGCAACAAAGCGTTTTCCAACAGGCATTTTGGTTTCTCCTTCACAATGGGCAAACCTAATTGCACTAACTGATAGCAACAAGCGACCATTGTTCAATGTTGCAGGCAATAGCCAAAATGGAATGGGCGTTGTTGAGCCAGGTTCAGCAGTCGGTTCAGTTATGGGACTTCCTGTTTATGTTGACCCTTACCAGGGAACAACAGGCGATGACACAATCGTCATGGTCAATAGCGATTCATTCGTTTGGTACGAAGGTGCAGGACCTTTACAACTCCGCACAAACATTGTAAGCACAGGTCAAGTTGAAGTTGGATATTACGGCTACGGAAGTGCAGTAACACTTTCAAGCGGTGGTTCATTCGGATTCAATAACGCTGCTTAACAAATAATCATGAGGGGGGCAGTTGCTCCCGATTGTCCCCCTCAGCCGTCTAAGAGAGGAAACAGAAATGGCTTCAATCGTCACAGTTGCAGAACTGCGTTCAATTCTTGGTGTTTCTGTTTCCCTCTATTCGGATGCCTACCTCACAGATGTCATTGACACTAGTGAGTCAGTAATTTTGCCAATGCTTAATAAGTACGCAACCGCAGTTGATAAAGTATCGCTGACAGATAATGTCGCTACTTATCACACCACAAACATCCATGAATTTACAGAAGGTCAATCAGTTGTTGTAACTGGTTGCGGTTCACCTTTTACTGGGACATTTACAGTTTTAGCAGAGCCAGGGGATTACACATTTGATGCAGCAATTACCAATGCAGACATTCTTGAGAAAAATGTTATCCCATCAGGACTTGCAACCCTCTCAGGTGCATCTACTTATGTTGGTGTCAGTGCAGTCGAATCTGCCGTTCTCGCAGTTGCAGTCGAAGTTTTCCAATCCCGAATTGCTCCAGGTGGACAAATCGAGGGTGTAGATTTCACATCAGTTTCACCTTATAGACTCGGGCGGTCACTATTCAACAGAGTTTCGGGGTTGCTCGGGCAGTACCTCGATGTTGAAACAATGGTGCAGTAATGCCAACATCAACAATTCTTTCTGACATTCGTCAACCTCTTGCAACCGCGCTCTCAGGAGTTGCAGCAAATGTTTATGCTTATGTCCCTGAAGCCCCTCAAGTTCCTTTTTGCGTGACGGTTCCTGACTCACCTTATTTAGAATTACAGACAATCAATAAGTCAACCTTGCACACTAAAATCAATTTGGTGATTTCAGTTGCGGTTGCTTACAACTCCAATCCAGCAGCCCTGGACAATTTGGAGCAATTAATCATGAGTGTCCTCGCCGTCATCCCTGTTGGGTACACGATTGAGGCGGTTGAAAAACCTACAGTTACTCAAGTCGGTCCATCAAATTGTTTGGTGTCCGATGTCCGAGTTTCCACTTACTACACACAAACAACCTAAAGGAAAATAAATGGCAACGACAGTAATAACAGGTCGCGACATTTCTTTGTCGTTCACAGGTGGAACAGACATCGAAGCGCAAGCGACATCAGCAGTTCTCACAAAAACAAATGTTCGTGAAACTTATCAAACACTTGATGGTGAAGCGTACAAAACCGTTAACATTGAAGGCACATTTGCACTAGAAATGCTTGCTGACTGGGGCAAGGCTAACTCAGTTTGTGAGGCGCTTTGGACTGCGGCAGAAACCGCACCTGATGCAACTATCACAATGACAATGACCGCAGCAACAGGCGCAGTATTTGCCTTTGATGTATTTCCTGAATTTCCAACCGCAGGTGGCGCAGGAACTGATGCTCAGACAGTATCATTTACATTCAAAGTCCAAAAGGGCGCAGTAACAGAAACATTCAGTTAAAAAATAGAAACGGGAGCACAAAATGAAACTGCCAATCTTAATTGAGTTCAACTCGGGTGAGAAAGCAACTTATGTTGCTCAACCTCCTGAATGGGCAAAGTGGGAAAAAGCAACAGGCAACACAATCGGCAAGGCTCAAGATTCCATTGGAATTTGGGACTTAATGTTTTTGGCTTACAACTCAATGAAGCGTGAGTCAGGTGGAAAGCCTGTAAAGAACTTTGAAGTTTGGATGGAAAGCGTTGCGGAAGTAACGGTTTTGGATGCAGACCCAAAAGTTTCGAGCCAGGAAGCATCAACCGAGTCCTAATCCAGTTAGCACTGGCAACAGGAATCCCGATGAGTGAATGGCAAACCGCAGAGGAAATTCTGACCGCGTTAGAAATACTTAAGGAGCAAGGAAATGGCAAAGGCTGAACTAGCATTTGACAAGACCGAACTTCGTGGCGTTTTTAAAGCGCTTAAAGGAATGGATGTAGCGGCGACAGAGGAAGCAAGAATCCAATCAGGAGCACTTGCAGAGTTTGCTCGCAAAGAGGTGATTGGCACTGCTAACGGTTTAAGTTCTAGAGCCGTAGCAGGGCGAATCGCTGATGGTGCAAGAGTTAAGAAATCATCTAAGATTGGTGAAATCACTTACGGTTTTGCATCTCAAAAGTTTAGCGGTGGAGCAACAACCAAAGACATTTGGGGCGGCTCAGAATTTGGTTCTAATAAGTTTAAGCAATTCCCTGTTTGGTCAGGGCGTGAAGGTCGCGGTTCAAAAGGTTGGTTTATTTACCCAACGCTTCGCAGAATCCAACCTCACATTGTTAGCGAATGGACTGCGGCATTTAGTCGCATCCTGAAAGAGTGGGGCTAATGGCAACAGGTACTAGAGCATTAACCCTCAAACTCATTGCAGACATTGATGACTTTAATAAAAATTTAAATAAAGGTTCAACCGAGGTCGAAGGCTTCGGAGGCAAGATTGAGAAGTTCGGCAAGATGGCGGCGGTCGCATTTGCAGCCGCAGCAGCAGCCGCAGTTGCTTATGCAGGAAAACTTGCCATTGATGGAGTTAAAGCAGCCATTGAAGATGAAGCAGCCCAGGTTCGCCTTGCAGGAGCATTAGAGCGCGCAACAGGAGCAACCCGCGACCAAATTGCAGCAGTTGAGCAACAGATAACAAAAACTGCTTTAGCAACAGGTGTTGCTGATGACCAACTTCGACCAGCACTTGCCCGCTTGGCAGTTTCTACGGGTGACACCGCTAAAGCACAAGATTTATTAAACCTTGCACTAGATGTCGCTCAAGCGACAGGCAAGCCAGTTGAAACAGTTGCAAACGCTTTGGGTAAGGCTTATGACGGTAACACCGCATCACTTGGAAAATTAGGAATTGGTTTATCCGCGGCAGAACTTAAGACAATGAGTTTCACTGATGTTCAAGGAAAACTCTCTGAATTATTTGGCGGAGCAGCAGCCGCAAACGCAGAAACATTCCAGGGACGAATGGACCGTTTAAAGGTTGCGTTTGACGAAGCCAAAGAAACGATTGGCTTTGCATTACTTCCAATTATTGAAAAACTCGTTTCTTTTGTTGTGAATCAAGTTGTTCCAAACCTTCAAAAGTTTGCTAGTGCATTTGACCCAATTAAAGAAGCCATTGAAAACAATAAAGAATCATTCCAAAAACTTTGGGCGTTCATTGGTGATTATGTTATTCCAATTCTTACGACACTTGCCGG